CTGGCCGGGCTGCTCGCCTTCGCCGCTCGAGAGCGACAAGCGCAGCACGCCGTCGTCGAGCACGCGCCCCGCGTGCCAGCAATCGATCCCGAGCGGCACGATGATCCAGCCGGTGAGGTCGTCGATCGGATGCAGCACGATGCCGCGCACGTCCGACCAGTACGAGATCCACCAGTGGCCCGCGAGCTCGTAGGCGCGGGGGCCCCACGCGCCGCCGACCTGCACGGGGTTCGGCAGCCCGCGGACGCGGATGATGTTGCGCTCCTGCCAGATGGCGCGGCCGCCGCCGAGCAGCTGCAGGTCGGCCGCGTGCCCCGACGTGAGGTACCACTCGTCGCCGGTGACCTCGCGGGCGATGGACGGCCCGTCGCCGTGATAGTCGGGTTTGTACGCAATCGTGCGCTCGGGGCCGACGCCGAGGAGTCCCGCCGCTTTCAGGTGGAATCCGGTCGAGGCGTAGAGCCCGGTGCCGGCGAGCCAGCCCGCCCACACGCCGCCGTCGGCGTAGAGCGTGTTCGCGCCCTTGCCGTAGTTCGGATCGTTCGGGTCGAGGATCGCCCGCCGCATCAGTCCGGTCTGCGCGTCGAAGAGCGAGAGGACCCATGCGTTCTCGCCGTCGGCGAAGAACGCGGTGTGCTCATCGAACCAGCCGCCTGCGGTCCCGCGAGAGAAAGGGACGTTGTCGATCGACGCCTGGCCGCCGCCGACGCCGTGGAGAATCGAGCCGTAGCGATTGATCGACGCCATCTAGTCCTCCGCGACCGCGGCCGCCCGCTCGGCGGCGAACTCCGCGCCGCCCGCCGCGGGCTCCTCGTCGCCCGCCTTCTTGACCTTGACCTTCACGTCGTCCTCACCGGGCACGATGAAGATCTCGACGCCGTCGTGCTTGTAGTGGGTCTTGTCGTATTTCTTCATCAGCTTCATCGCGTGTTGCTTGAGCGCGTGTTCGCGTTGGGTGAGGTCCATGCGCTGATCGCGGATCTCGACGTACTCCTCCGCGATGTCCTCCAGCGGCTTGATCGTCCGGTCCTCCATCCCGGGCAAAGGGGACGACCGTGGCCGTCGTGGTGTCGGGACGGGTTTCTTCTTCGCCATGCGATCCCTCCAGTGCGGTGTTGATGACCGTCGCGATCAGCTCGACGAGCTCCGCCTCGAGCTGGTCGAGGACCTCGCGCTTCGTGCGGGGCGTCACGGGCGGACCTCGTCGAAGAGCGACGCGGTCGCCAGGACGTCGGTCGCTCCCGCCGGCGCGGCGTCTTCGAGCGTGATGCGCACCCGCGGCACCGCGTTCCACGCCGCGTAACACTTGCGCGCGTGCAGATCAACGACTTGCTTGTCGTCGAGATAGAGCACGCCGGTGAGCGCGTCGCCGATGCAGCGCACCAGTTTGTCGAGGTCGGGCAGCGTGAGGTGATGGCGGATCTTCTGCGGCAGCGAGACCGGCCGCGGCAGGTAGAACGTCACCGTGAGCACCGTCGGGCCGAGGAAGGGCCCGCCGCCGGCGACGGTCTGCGCTTGCTCGGCGACCAGCTGCTGCCAGCCCTTCGAGCGCGGGTTATCGCTCGTGACGATCGCCCGCGGCGCCTTGCCCTGCCGGTGCGCCTGGTCGGCCCACGACTTCGGGACGAACGCTTGCGCGCTGCCTTTCGGCTGCGCGACCCCCAGCACGTCGAACGTCAGTCGGCGCGTCACGCCGCACCTCGCGAGCGAGCTCGCGGGTCGATGTGAACCCCGCCGCGGCAGACGAGCGCCGCCACGTCGGTCCAACGGGCGCTGCAGGATTGGGAGGCCTCGGCCTGGACAGGACAGGCGCAGGTCGCCGCCGTCCCTCCCGCTGCAGCGCCCGTTCCACCGCTCGCAGGGCGCTGGTGATCTCGTGGGGCTTCGGATAGTCGAAGGACTGCGCGACGAGTCGGCGCTTGATCCGCTCCGCCCATTCGCTGTCGTCGATCGCCAGGTGGAACTCGGCGCGGGCCATCGCGCAGAGCACCCGGTACGTCGGGTCTCTCTGCATTTGTTTTCGTCTCCCCGTTACGTGCATCCCGACGCGCAGCGTCGGTTAGTACACAGGCCGTACGAGTACGCAGGCAGATCGGAAGTACCCGGTTGGTACAAGCCTTCTTGTTCTTAGTGGATCGTGGTACGGGCGCGCGCGAGTCACGGCGCAGGGCTCCGGCAGAGTCTCCGGGGGACACGTTGTGGTACTGGCCGTTGCCCTTGCGCCGCTGGCCCGCCTTCTTCTGCCGCCACTTCTCCCGCTTCTCTCTGACCGCGCTGGCTTTCGGGTTCCAGTCGAGGTAGTCGTGAATCAGGTAGCCCCCGGGCACGCGATGCCAGAGCCGAACGCTGCGCGAAATGAGGGCGCTAATTACCGCTTGTGGTGTCTGAACGAGACCACAAGAGGCTGCGATGCGATCGGGGACAAAGCCGTCGGTGAGGTGCTCGCGGGCGTACGCGAGGCCGTACATGTAGAGCGCCAGGGCCTGCGCGCCGCCGTTCGCGCCGAGCCTCGCGCCCGCCTTCAAGAGCTTGGGATGCTGCGGGAATTTGTCGTCCACGTAGAGCACAGTTCAGACCTTCTGGATATCGAGGAGGAACCGGCCGTGCGGGTCGGTCACTGTGTACTGTTTCTTGAGCGCGACCGGCAGCTCGACTCGCGACTGCTTCGACCAGCGCCCGTGAATCGTGAACGCGCCGGCGACGCCGCGCTCGATGCCGCGCAGCCGCTTCTTGATTTCCTCGTCGAGGTCGACGAACTCCTTCCCCGCCGCCTTCAACTGCTCGCGCCGCTCGAGCGCGGCCTCGAGCACCGGGTCGCTGAGGATCTCCATCGCGCCAGGCGCGGAGAGCGGCGGGTTGCAGACCGCGCCGTACCACGGGCAGCGTTTGCACTCGGCCGGGTCGTCGTCGAGGAAGTCCGGCAGCGTGCCCGCCTCGTAGTGATCCATCACCCGTTCGGCCTTGACGAGGAAGTCTTCGACGCGCCCGTAATTCGGTTCGAGTTCCACCGGCAGCAGCTTCGGCACGCCGCTGCGATCGAGGAGCAGGAACCCGAACGGTTCGCCCGCGCCGAACAAGTATGCAAGCAGCTGGTAGGCGCCCGACTGCGTCCACGGCATCGTGAAGAGGTCGTCGAACGTCTCGATGCGGTCGACGAGAAACGGTGACCACGCTTTGACTTCGAGCGGCGGGCGGCTGCCGGCGACGTCCAGTCGGGCGTCGACTTTGCCGACGATGCACGTGCGGCCCTTCCGATCGCGCAGCGTGAATCGCTCCTGCTGGCCGATGACCTTGAACGGCGGCTCGCTGTCGCGGCCGATGCGCGTGAGGTCGGCGAGCAGATCGCGCTCGCGGTCGTCGCCGCGGCGGAACCGGGCGAGCAGCTCGGGCGGGTGCGCCGGCAGCTGCGCGGGCTGCGTCATCTCGTAGACGCTGCGCCGCTCGCAGCTGCGCCAGGACGAGGCGTAGAGGTACGGGTGCGGCGTCTGCGGCCGCGCCGACGCCGAGAGGAAGCGGGCCCACGACGTGCCGATGCTCTCGGCGATCGTCGTGGCCGCCGTGGCGGTCGTCGGCGGCGGCGTCATCCCTCCTCTCCCGGTTCGCGCTGGCGGCGGCGTCCGTTCTCCGGGCCGAAGACTTCATCGACGGACGGCGGCGTGACCTTGCCCGTCGGCACAACACCTGCGGCAACAGGCGCGCCGGTTGAAGGAGCAGGCGCCGCCGCCGCCGTCGAACTCTTCGCCTTCTGCTGCTCGGCGAGCCACTTGTCGAAGTCGATGGTGTACGAGTCCTTCCCGTGGTCCTTGTAGTTCGGGCACGAGTAGAAGTGGCCCTTGCTGCCCTTCTTGAGGTTCATCGGCTTCTGACAGAGCTTGCAGATCGGCGGGTCGATACCCGCGTCGGGCGCGACGCCGCCGCCGAGGCGCTCATCGCGGGTGCCGAAGCCGCGGCCGCGGCGGCACTGCTCGATCGTCTTCGTCGTGCCCGCCCAGACCGCGGCGAGCTCGCCGGCGGGCACCGACTTCAACCCGGAGAGTTCGCGGGTGATGTTGCCGTCGAGATTGGCGCGCGCCGCCTTCCGCACAGCGAGGTCGAGGTCGCTGCCCGTCTTCCCCTTGCAGAAGTCGTCGGTCGACGAACGGCCGCCCTCGACGTTTTCGAGGATCTGCTGCGTGAGCTTGCAGCGCCCGGACCCGGTGATGCGGTACTGGAAGACGCTCGGCTCGTTGGTCTCGATCTTCTCGGGCCGGCCAATGTCGAAGATTTCGATGCCGTAGAGATCGCGGAGGCGGTCGCCGCCGCAGTCCTGCAGGTAGGCGACGACCTGGCCGCCCTGCTCCACCGGGGCCTTGAAGAGCAGCCAGTCCTCGGGCCACGTCGCGGCGATGGCGAACTTGCGGATGGTGGTGAGGACCTGAGCGCGGGCCTCGATGATTTCAATCGCTTCGCCCTTGCGCGCCGCGAGGTCGTTGAGATTCACGGGCACGTCGGGGCGTCGAAGCGCGAGCGCGTCGTCAGACATGGGTGCCTCTCTTTCAGGGCCGCCAGCGGCGGCGAGCGTTCCAGCGTTTCGCAGGGGGAGGATCGGTGCGCGCCGCGGTGCCGAACTGCTCGGCGCTGCAGCGGTCGCAAATCAATTCGGGGCTGCCGGCGACGGTGATGAACGGCAACTCGCAGGACTGGCAGGGCTCCGCGGCCAGGACGCCGCCGGGGCCGTCGATCGCGAGGGTGTCGTCGGGCCACACCCATTCGCCCGAGGTCAGGCGGATGCGCCAGTAGTGGCCGCCGCCGTTGCGCGACTCGCAGTGCAGGAGCACGCCCTTCGGTCCGGCCGGGCCCATGCGCACGCGCAGCCCGTGCCGGTACGCGGCTTCGCGGCGAGCGCGGCTCGTCACTGCATCGTCTCCAGCACGAGGCGGGTCTTGCGGGGCCCGCGTTCGTGGTGCCACGTCAACTGCACGCGCTCCTCGCTGCCTTCGAGCAGGAGCGCCCGGGCGACGATCGCCGGGTCGCGGGTGATGACCGTGACGTGCGGCGTGTCCCGCGCCTGGTCGGCGCCGGCGACGATCTCGTAGTACGGCGCTTCGCCGCGGGCCGGCACGGCGTAGTGCGTCTCGACGATGACGAACGTCGTTGCGGGGGCGACCAACGAGCCCTCTCCTATTCGCGACCGTTGGCGTGTCGGCCGTCGGGGATGCTCGTCGGGCGGCGGGCCGGCGGATCGGGCAGTTCCGCGATGACGAACAGTTCCTCGGGCTCGAGATTCAGCGCCCGGGCCAGGCCGAGGACGGTCGCGTACTCGGCCAGGTGCAGACTCCGACTGTTCTTCTCCAAGCGGGAGACCGAGGTGTTGTCGATCCCGGCGCGCTTGGCGAGTTCCTCTTGGGTGAGCTTGGCGATTTTGCGGGCGAGCTTGAGCGACATAGTTGATTGCCTGTTAACTATCGCGCAGTCTGTGGTATTTACTTGCAGCATGTCAAGTACGGTCTTAAACTTCTCAGCCGGAAGGAGCCAGTTCGCGGCAACGAATATGGTCAGCTCACCTACCCGTAACCCAACTCAAGCGGAACTCGCCCGGGCCGGACGCCGCGTCGTCGCCTATCGGCGCTCGCACACCGTCCTCCGCCAGGGCAAAATCCACCCGCTCTCGCAGGTGGACCTCGCGCAGCGTGCGCACGTCTCGGTCGGCTGTCTCCAAGCCTTCGAGGGCGGGAAGCGGATGACGCACCCCAATCGCGTCACCGCCATCGCCGAGGCCTGCGAGATGACCTACGAGGACCTGCTCGCGCCCGACGTGCCCGCTCCTGCGTCGTCCCCGGCTGACTGCGAACAGCTGACGGGCGAAGTGGTGGCGATCGCCCGCATGTTCGCCCTCGCGGACACACCTGTACGCGTCGCCGTCCGACGCGAACTCGTCACCCACTTTTCGCAGCGCACTGATCCCGTCGCCGTGGCGCTCGTGAATTCCCTGTTGTCGACGGGCTCGGCGTTTGCCGAGTTGAGAAAGGAGGGCCACCCGTCGCCGCCAGCTGCGAGCGGGCATCGATTTCCTCCGGCTACTGAACCAGTCACCGCGCCCGTCTCCGCAAACGCGAAGTAAGGTCGGCCTCCTCGCGCAGGCGGTCGGCGACTATCTCGGCGATCGGATCGCGCAGCTGGGCGGCGAGATCAGCGAGGCGCACGACCGCCACCGCCGTCAGGCCAAAGTGCTCACGATCCCCGACCGTCGTCAGCGGATGTTCCAAGAAGGCGTGACCAGCTTGAAACCGACGTGAACCGAGCGCCTGGCCTCCGGTGGAGGCCCATGCGACCCCTCGATGTGCGGCAAGCCCGCGGAGGACCCACGGTGAGGAGTGACGACAAGACCCCGAACACCCCGCCGCCCGGCACGTTCTGTCGCCGGGATGAACAGGGCCGCCTGCACGAAGTCGGCCCCGGTCCTGCGCCTGACGTGACGATCTGCCGCCGCCTCGCCGACTTCCCCGACGGGGCGCCCGGGAGCGCGACGGTCATCGCGTGCGCGACGTGCGGCGCACTCGTCGCGACGGCCAATCGTTTCCCTGAGCGCCCGACGATCTGTATGCAGTGCGCCGGCAT